TCGGTCCAGCTGACATCACCGCCATCACATCCGGCTACACCGAAACAGTTGGCAAGAAGATCATCGCCATAACTCCTGACGGCGCTGTGGAGCTTTATCACAACAGCAGTAAAAAGCTGGAGACAACAAGTACCGGAGTTTCTGTTACTAGCGACCTCGCTCTCGAAGGTGCATTTGTTGAAAACGCCTACGAATGCACCGGCACGGTCCTTGATCCGTCCAACGGCACTCTCCAATACAAGACGCTTACAAGCGACACCACTTTTACAGAGACATTCTCTGACGGTGAAAGCATCACGCTGATGATCGCCGATGGCAGTGGCCACACTGTGACATGGCCGACAATAGTATGGGCATCCGGTTCTCCACCAACCCTTGCAACTGACGGCTACACGACTGTGGTGCTGTGGCATGCGCCTGTTGTCGGTACTGATCTCTACGGCGCAGTGGTGAGTTAAGATGTTAAGCAAGAAACTTCTTAGTACCTGTCAAACCGCAGCAGCTGGTGGTGGTGGAGACATACAGTTTGTTGGCTCTGCTAAGCTTGAATTGTCTGCATCGCAGAGTTCCTCCACGCAACCTTACATTTCATTTCCCAGCGACGCTATTTCTGGCGTTCAGTCGGGCGATCTTCTACTCGTAATGTGCGCAGATGACTTGTCCAACAACACGCCTGATGATCCGGGCAATGGCTGGACACAGTTCGACCATCGCTTTAGTTTTTCAGGAAGCAGCGCGATGTACGGTGTTCATAAAACTGCTACTTCTAGCGACACATCTTTCAGCGTCGATACAGTCTACGGATCTAGTATCGCGTGTCCATCGGCTATCATGCTGGCCTTTAGAAATGCGTCTTTTGACGAGGCGGCTGACAGCAGCGGTGGTGATCGGGATGACCCGCCGTCAGTGTCAACCTCGGCTGGTGATGCGACAGTAATCGTTTTGTACTACCAAGACGATGATACAAGAGCGTCCATCACAAACGTGCCATCTGCATACACTGAAGCAGCTAATGCTTTCAGTTTTGCTACTAGTAGCACGTCATCCGGCGTGATCGCTTGGTACAACCTGTCGCCATCAAACCCCGAAGACGTAGATGACCTATTTGGTGCTGCAGGTGACATGGCAGCGCAGACCATCGTCCTCAACAATACCTAAACGGAGACAAGCATGTACGTCCGAATTGAATATGATGCGGTTGTAGAGTTTCCGTATCTCTTAGGCAAGCTGAAACAAGACAACCCGAACACGAGTTTTCCGGCGTCGATACCGGAAGCAACCCTTAACAGTTACGGTGTTTTCACAGTTGCTGAAGTCACAAAGCCGACTTGCGACTATGCCACACACGAGGCCGTCGAGAACGATCCGGTTCTGACCGATGGCGTCTGGACGCAATCCTGGTCGGTCAATCAAAGACCAACTGATGTTGCCAGCGGGTACGTCAGGAATGAAAGAAACAAGCGACTAGCTGACACCGACCACCACGCCCTGTCTGATACTCCTGCGATGGCAACGGAGATGTCTACATATCGTCAAGCGCTGCGAGATGTGCCGAGTCAAAGCGGCTTTCCGTTCTCTGTGGCTTGGCCGGAGAAACCATGATGGAAACAGAAGCAAAACTAGAAGCGCACGAACGCGAGTGCGCCATCCGATATCAAACCGTTCAAGACAAGCTCGATGGCCTCGACAAGAGGCTCTGGAGGCTAGAGGCCATGGTCATGGCGTCGACGATGTGTGTCGTGTTGGCGGCTGTGACTGTGTTTATGGAGTAACACCTTCTACATCACCAAGGAGAGCGTCTTTATAGGAGACGCTTATGCTCGCAGAGCTAGCCGCTGCAAACGCTGCATTTGCAGTAATAAAACAGGCTGTGCAAAACGGTGGCGACATCGCCAAAGCTGGCAGCGCAATTGCTTCGTTTGTCGGTGCTAAAGAAGACTTACAACGCAAAACAAACAAGCAAGGTGGCGGCTCAGATCTCGAAGAGTTTATGGCTCTTGAGCAGCTGCGCGAAAAAGAAGAGCAGCTCAAGCAAATAATGATCTACGCGGGTCGTCCTGGTTTGTGGAGTGACTGGCAAAAGTTTCAGGCAAAAGCCCGTGTGGCTAGGCGTGAAGCTGAAGTAGAAGCTGCTCGTAAAAGAGATAAGAAAATAGAAATTGCAATAATCGTTGTCATTGCAGGCGCACTTATCGCAGTTACTATCGGTGGTTTCATCGCACTTTATATAACCGTGAGGACATAATGATTAATGTACTTCTTCAAGGACTGTTTGGCGTCGCCAGCAGTGCTGTTGAAGGGTATGTCGAAACTAAGAAAGCAAAGGCCAAACAAAAGCTAGTAGCTATCGAAGCTGAAACAACACTAATGCAGAAGCAGATCGATGGTGAAATAGCTTGGGACATTGCAGCACAAAAAAACGCAGGCGGAAGTTGGAAAGACGAATACTTAACTATTTTGTTTTCGATACCTCTTCTTCTCTGTTTCTTGCCGTTCACCGTTGAATACGTTGAGCGTGGTTTCACAGCCCTGGCACAAACACCCGACTGGTACAAATATACGCTTGGCGTAATTGTATCAGCTTCGTTTGGTATCAAAGGTGCCGCAAAACTTTTTGGTAAATAATGAGCAGCAAACTTATTGAACAATTAATTCGTCACGAAGGTATGGAGTTAAAGCCCTATAAATGCACCTCTGGCAAAACGACTATCGGCATCGGCAGAAATCTCGAAGACGTTGGCATCTCAGAGGGAGAGGCAAGACACCTTCTCATGAACGACCTCGCCACAGTCGACGCACAGATAGAGCATTACTTGCCATGGGCGACGAGCCTGTCTCCGGCTCGGTACGATGCACTGATGAACTTTGTGTTCAACGTGGGCATCGGCAACGCTCTAGGGTTCAAAAACGCAATGGCAGCGCTAAAGGACTCAGATTTCGACACCGCGGCAGCAGAGTTGCTCAACAGCCGCTGGTCCACCCAAGTTGGACAGCGCGCACAAGAGCTGGCCTTGCAGATCCGCTCTGGTGAGTACCAATAACTTCAGACGCAATTTTTGCCATCCTATGCACTGGTCCGGTGACGGACCGGTGTTTTTTCAACTATGGAGGCTAAAATGAAACTAAGCGAACTTCTGTCCAAAGCTGGCATGAAGTTGTGGAAAGACAAAAATGGCTGCAAGACTTTTCACAGCCAGGCTCAACGCTGCATCGATATGCTCGGCGATCCAGATATCAACGATATCGATACGGAGATGGTCGACACCTATATCGAGATGCTTGAGCAAGTTAGGACGCACCGTGGCAAACTTATGGCACCAACGTCCGTTAACCACAATGTCAGTGTTCTATGCACATTGCTGCGCTATGCAAAGCAGCGTGACTGGATCACCAAGCTTCCTCACTTTTCACGCAAGACACCTAACCCACACCGCGTGCGTTGGTTGTCGCCTGACGAAGAGTCAAAGGTATTTGCGGCTATCGACAACGCTGAATATGTCATAGCAAGAAAGCACCGTGAGGAAATGGCTGCTCTGACGCGTGTCTTGATTGACACAGGCATGAGGCGTGGTGAGGTACTAGGTTTACAAAAGGACAACCTAGACGGTGACTGGGTGCGTCTATGGCGTACAAAGAACGGCAAGGCTAGGTCTGTGCCGCTCACACCTGAGTCACGCAGGCTGTTAGAAAAGTATGTGCCTTTTGAGATCAAACCTCATCAGGTGCACAGGTTCTGGGCAAAGGTCAGAGATGACATTGGTTTAGAAAAGGACGAGCAGTTTGTGCTTCACACTTTGCGGCACACGACTGCAACACGCCTTCTCAAAAAGACCAGCAACATCGCAATGGTCCAGCGCATGCTGGGACATACGAACATCTCTACAACACTGAGGTATGCTCACATTGACGACCAAGATTTGCTCGAAGCAGTCAATGCTTAACGACAAAAAATGAGTGATTGCAGCCGAGGAATGGCGCGCTCGGGAAGATTCGAACTCCCGACCCCCAGATTCGTAGTCTGGTGCTCTATCCAGCTGCAATCACGACTTTCTCTTTTTGTCTTTTTGCAAACAAAGTTACGCCAAAAGTCATAAATATTTTTGTGTATCGGCGGACTTGACAAAACGAGAACAAAACAAGAACATGCAAAAAATTAAAGACGCCGCACTAAGGCAGATTGAGTTACTAAGGGAGGTCATATGGATTCTCTCAATGAGACCTCTATGCTTTCTCAAGGCATAGATAGATTTGAGGAACAAGAAGAAAATCTTAAAAAAGCCGGAATTCTAGGCACTGTAGACACCAAGCTTGTAAAAGGCGCTTTGCCTCTTGTTGTCTGCTCTATTGTGAAAGAACTAGAAGACACCAAAAGCTATAAGTCCAAGCCTTTTTGGTTTCATGCGTTAAACAACATTGACCACAACACTGCAGCTTACATTGGGTTGAACTATGCGTTCATTGGTGTCGGCCAGTGCACCGACGTTACGAATATTTGCGTAAATATTGGCAAGCAGGTCTGCATAGAACTTTGGTCGCAAGACTTTGCCAACAAAGACCCCAAGCTGTTTAAGCGTCTCTTTGAGATGGCTAAGCGTAACCACAACTCACCACGGCACAGGCTAAAAGCTATGTCTGCTGTGGCAAGTCGTGAAGGCCATGCCATTGACAGGTGGACTCCTGAGCAGTTTGTAAACGTAGGTCAGGCTGTTCTGAACTGCGTTATGGTCGGCTCCGAGCTGTTTGAAGTTTATGATCGACCGAAGAAGAAGTTCTTCGTGAAAAATCTTGGCTTGTCTGAAACAGGTCGCCGTCTTGTCGATGACTTGACGGATCAGATCAAGTGGATGAGCCCAATCTTCAAGCCTATGCTCACTGAGCCAAAGCCCTGGACGTCGTTCCATAGCGGCTGTTACCACGACACTAAGCTTGCGAGCTTGGTGCCTATGGTACGAAGGGTTAGCCCAAAGCAAAAGGAGATGATTGAAGCTGGATTCAAGTCTGGTTCTATGGACCGGATTACGAGAGCATTGAATTCTGTTCAGTCAACTCCTTTTGCAATCAACAAGCCAGTGCTAGAGCAGGTCAAACTAGCTTGGGAGCGCGGAGACGTTGTTTCTAAGTTCCCACGCAAGTCCAAACTGCGTGTGCCTGGTA